CAATCAACAAATCGTGGTGGAGAACTTGCAACTGAGGCATACAATTCTAAAAAAACAGTAAGCATCTTTGGTGCAAATAGAAAAAATAGTGCATACGTTAAAAAATATGATCCAACTTCAATCTCAAAAGTAGAGACACAAGAAGATTTTGTATTTCAACGTAAAGCGATTATGACTAACTTAATGAATAAAAGAATCAAGTTAGTCATGCCTGGCAATTTTCAATTGACATCGGGATTTAGTTTAAACATGAGAGTACCAGACTTTTCAATAAAAGAATCTGGTGATGATGCTAATGAAGATCGTGGTTTAAGTGGTAAATATTTAATTATTGCTACTCGTCACATTATTGGATTTGAGAAACACGAAACAGTAATAGAAGTTGCAACAACATCCAATGAACTTGGATTTGTGCCACAAGGTGTGGCAGATCAAAATCAAGCAATAAAGACCTATGGATCATACTGAAGATAATAAAGACTTTGCTGGCAAGAATGGATTCACTTGGTTCGTTGGTGTTGTTGAAGCAATCAATGATCCATTGAAACTAGGTAGGTGTCGTGTACGTTGTGTCGGTTGGCATACAGATAATAAATCGTTGCTACCTACGGATTCATTACCGTGGGCACAAGTGATGCTGCCAACAAATAATGCTAATCCATATCCACCAAGACAGTCTGATATGGTAGTGGGTTTTTTTTCTGATGGTTATAATGGACAAGATCCAATTATTATAGGTACACTTCCTGGTATTCCTTTGTCTGCTGGAAATCCTCAACAAGGTTTTTGTGATCCAAGAACATCTACTGAACTTGCGGCAGCACCTGTAAAGCCTGATGAGTCTGCTACAAATTATCCACGAAAGTTGGATGAACCAACTACATCACGTTTAGCAAGAAATGATTCTGACTACCCATCAGCAATTAATGCAGCAAAGAAAACAAAAAAGGCAAGCAAGGTAGAACCAGATTCATACTATGCTGCTAAGTACCCATATAATAATGTATATGAATCTGAATCAGGACACGCATTAGAGTTTGATGATACTAAAGGTGCTGAACGAATTCATCTATATCATCGTTCAGGTTCGTATGTTGAGTATGGTCCACTAGGTGATCGTTCAGAAAGAATACAACGCAATAAATTTACCGTAGTAGTTGGAACTGATTCGGTGTATGTTCAAGGTTCGGTAAAAATGTATGTTGATGGTGACTATGATTTGAATGTTACAGGTGATATTAGAATAAACGGTAAAACCGTCAACATTAATAAAGGAACGATGGGTGCTGCTCGTATTGGTGACACTGCTGATACTGGTGATCAGGGCACTGGAAGTGAAAAAGATGTGAACTCGGCAGGAACTAATGTAATTGAGACTGGTTCTGGCACAGTGTTCATTGGAGACTAAGATAAATAAAACATGTCAACAACAATAACGTCAAACGAACCAAGAATTATTACAGAAAGGTCATTTAAAGACCTTGATCTGAACTTTACTCCACATCCAATTAAAAAAGATGTGAGTATGCATTATAATGAAAAGGCAGTAATCAATGCTGTCAAGAATTTGGTTTCTACCAATTTTTATGAGAAGCCATTTCAACCAGACTTTGGAGCAGGAATTAGAGGTTTATTATTTGAACCAGTTGATTCCGTTTTTGGTGCTTCGATTGAACGCAAATTGTCTGAAGCGATAAGCAACTATGAACCTAGAGTAGCAATTGAATCTATTACTGCAATACCAGCACCAGATGAGAATGGATACAAAGTTAGAATGGTGTTTTTCATCGTCAACTCCCCAAATCCAGTAACGATTAACTTCTTTTTAGAGCGTATAAGATAAAATGACAGAACGTCTAAGAGTAACTGAACTTGATTTTGATCAGATCAAGCAGAATCTAAAAACATTTTTACAAGCACAATCTGAGTTTACAGACTATGATTTTGAAGGTTCTGGTCTGAATATTTTGTTGGATATTCTTGCTTACAATACTCATTATAACTCCTATTATCTAAACATGGTTGCTAATGAATCGTTTTTAGATACAGCACTGCTTCGTGATTCAGTTATTTCTCATGCTAAAGTTTTAGGTTATGTTCCATATTCACGTAAGGCTCCACGTGCAACTTTGAATTTTACTGTAGTAACAAATTCTACCACGCCAGCAACATTAACTATCCCAAAAGGATTTTCTTTCTTGTCTGATGAGATTGATGGTATTAGTTATAACTTTGTAACTCTTCAAGAAACGCTAGTAACAAAATCAAATACGAATTTTACATTCTTAGAGTTGCCTATACATGAAGGTCAGTTGGTAACATATAATTATACTTATGATCAATTAACAAATCCAAAACAAATATTTTCAGTTCCAGATGCTGGAGTAGATACTTCAACACTTACTTTGACGGTACAAGCATCCTCAACAAATACTGCTATTGAAACTTTTACATTAGCAACAGATTCTAGTAATGTCACAACATCTTCTCCAGTTTTTTATTTACAAGAAAATAGAGGTGAAAGATATGACATTTATTTTGGTAATAATGTAATTGGTAAATCTATAACGAATGGTAATATTGTATCGATGACATATTTGATTACGAATGGTGCTGCCGCCAATAAAGCAAATAATTTTGTGGCAACTGGAACATTAGCAGACTCGTTATTTAATTCGCAGACAAACTTTATAATCAGTCCTGTAGGTGAGGCATCTGGTGGTGCAGAACGAGAATCTGTAGATGAGATTAAATTCTCAGCACCCCTTCAGTTTACCACACAGAATCGTTTGGTCACATTTAAAGATTATGAATCGTACATCAAGAAAAACTACCCTGCTGTAGATTCGGTATCAGTGTGGGGTGGTGAAGATGAAACTCCACCAACATACGGTCGTGTATTCATTGCACTTAAACCAAAACAAAATTATTATTTGTCTGATGTTGAGAAACAAAGAATTATTGATGAAATTATTGCACCAAAAGCAGTAGTTGCTGTACAAACAATCATTCGTGATCCAGAATATTTGTATTTGTTGATTTCTTCTACTGTATCTTATGATCCAAAGAAAACGGTGCTAACTACAGATCAATTAAAAACTCGTATTCGAAATGCTGTTTTGGCATACAAAGCAACATATCTTGATAAGTTTGATTCTAAATTTATTCTATCAAAAGTTCAAGATGTTATTGATGCTACTGATTCTAATTCTATTATTGGTTCTAAAGTTTCGGTTCGTTTGCAGAAAAGATTTAAACCTGTAACCTCACAATCTAAACCATACACTGTTTACTTTAATGTTCCACTTCGCCGTGGTACAATTAGTAACAAACTTTCTTCTACATTTTTCACAGTGGTCGATGCTGATGGTATGGATCAAATAGTTCAGTTTGATGAGATTCCACAATCATTTTCGGGTATCTCTGGTATAAGCGTGACTAATCCTGGACAAGGATTTACAAGTTCACCAACTATTACTATTACTGGTGATGGCACTGGAGCAAATGCAGTCGCAACTATTGTGAATGGTAGAGTTCAAAGTATTGAAGTGACAAATCGTGGTATTGATTATACACGTGCCACTATAACAATTTCTGGTGGTAGTGGATATGGTGCAACGGCAGAGGCTGTTATTGATGCCCGCACTGGTGAATTAAGAACTGTGTATTATGATAATAATGCACAACGGCAAGTTGTAGATGCTACTGCGGGTACAGTTGATTATGATGCTGGCATAGTCACTATTAATGATATCTACATAAAGTCAGTATCTTCAACTGATGATTATATTCGTTTGTCAATAGAATCTGAAAAGGGCATTATTGGCACAACTAAGAACACAATTGTTACCTTAGATGTGGATGATCCAACCGCAATTAGCACAACTTTAGAAACTGTATAATGTCATTAGATTTAAAAACATCCGTACTCATTAATCGTCAAGTTCCCGAATTCGTCAGGGATGAATATCCCACATTTGTTACTTTTCTAGAAGCCTATTATGAGTTTCTTGAGGGAACCGCAAATACTGGTATAACGTCAAATAATCTTGTATCAACCGCTAAAACACTTCGTGACATTCGTGATGTTGATTCGTCATTAGAAGATTTTCAAACAAACTTTTATAACACATATGCTCCACTAATACCTTTAGAAGTTCAAGCAAATAAAGAACTTTTATTCAAGCATCTTGTACCTTTGTATAAGTCAAAAGGTAGTGATGCATCATTCAAGTTATTATTTCAATTGCTTTTTGGTGTGGACATCGATGTTCTTTTGCCTAAAAATAATGTTTTAAAATCATCTAGCAGTAAATGGCAAATTGATAATAAACTTCGTATTAATCAAGACATTGCTTCAGTTTATACTGGTGATGGTGTAACAAAAACATTTACTTTAGCACAGATTGTTGGGTCTGATGATATCAGTGTGTTTGTAAATGATACTCTCCAAACATCAACGTTTTTCATTAATAAAGAATATCGTAAATTAAATTTTGTAACAGCACCAGCAAACAATTCAATTGTTCGTGTCGTATATAATAACTTTGATACCGATCTTTTAAGTAATCGTAAAGTTACTGGTATTAAATCTGGCGCAAGTGCAATTATTGAACAGGCAAATCGACGTATTATTTCAGACACGTTGAATCTGGGTTTACCTGTTGAATTGTTGATCAACACCAAATCATTAGATGGTGATTTTCTTAATGGTGAATCTGTAACAATACCAATTATTAATCCTGATGATCCGTATGGAAATACAATCAATATTCAAGCATCAACATTCTCGATTGTTAGACGATTCAATATCACTAATGGTGGTTTTAATTATCAAATAGGTGATCCAGTTATAGTTGCTGGTGGTAATGCTTCGGTAAATGCTGTTGGTTCAGTATCGTCTATTTTTAAAGGATTAATCGAAACTTCTTCCGTTTTACGTGGTGGTGCGGGATTTGCAAACCTTTCTCCAGTAGGTGTGTCTGGAAATGGTGATGTTACATTAACTATTGTTGTTGATGGTATTGATCAAACTGGAGTAAATTCTGCTAATAGTTTTATTGTATCGACAGATATTGTATCCCCTTATGAATCAACTGTGTTGAGTTCTGCAAATTATGCTTTTGCAAATTCGATTGCAGTAACAAGTCCAAATCTAAACACACGAATTGTTGATGTTCTTGGTTTTCAAACATTGTCTGTTGGTCCAATCACAAATGTAAAAGTTTTATTGACATCTGGTGCAACACCAACAACACCAACACTTGATGCTTTTGGTGCCCCTTATGGTCCAGTTCCATCTGCACTTCGTTCACCAAAAAGTTTAAGATCAGTTGGGCGTATTAGTGTTAGTAACACTGGTTCTGGTTATGCAATCGGAGATGAAATTATATTCGGAGTAAATCCACCAGGAACATATGGTGAGGCCGCCGCTGCTACAGTAGGAGCAATTAATTTGACTGGTGGTGTTGTGACGATTGGAATGGCAAATACACGAATTGTTGGAACTGCAACTGTTACTGCAACATCATCAGCAGTTGGTGGAACTGGAACAAGATTCTTAACTGATTTGCGTATTGGTGATAAAATTGATATTAACAATGAGTCACGGATCGTTTCATCTATCTCGGATAATTTAACATTATCTGTTACTTCACCATTCACATATTCAGCAGCAAATAAAAAGATTGGTGTATTTGGTAGACATCCTAAAGGCGGAATCAATTATACACAAAATAGTTTTCCTTCAGTAACAATATCATCCGCTGGTGGTGTTGGTGCTAATATCTCAATTGATTCTCTTGTTTCTGATGGTG